CCTTAATTTTTCTCCGGGGGGATATTTTGTAGAATGTTTTCCGGTAGGATGCTGCCTTCAAATCAAAATTCGTCTACTCTTGTTGAGCGAATCTCCTTTCAAGTGTCCATGTTCCGCTGTAATGTGGATTGGAAGTGTTAGCATTCTACCAGAAAGCGTTCTACAACTATTACATCTTGAAAGGAGGTGCTTCATCATGGCACAAAAAGACACAGACCAAGATGCAAGAGGTCGCCAACGCAAAGCGAAGTCACCTCCTGCAAGCTCTCCCCAGATCCGGGAGAACCAATTAGTTAACTTGGCAATGGATTTAGCAGAGAAGCAACTGCGAGAAGGCACCGCTACATCCCAAGTCATCTCTCACTTTCTTAAAGCTGGTTCCGAACGGGAAAAGCTTGAACGTGAAAAGCTGCGAAGCGAAAACAAGTTGGCAAATGCTCGAGTTGAACAGATTGAATCTGCACAACGCATGGAAGAGCTATATGGAAAAGCCATTAGGGCAATGTTAACCTATACTGGCGAAGATCCAGGATCACTCGGAGACCTAATGGACTTCGAAGATGATGCGTAGAACCTACGCTGAGCTCAGACAACTAAAAACTTTTGAAGAACGCTTTGATTACTTGAAGTTGTCTGGCAAAGTCGGTGCCCAAACCTTTGGGTGGGATAGACCGCTTAACCAAGCCTTCTATCGTTCACCCCATTGGCGCTCGGTACGCGATCAGGTGATTTACCGCGACCAAGGTTTAGACCTAGGTTGTGTTGGGTATGAGATCTTAACAAAAGTAATCATCCATCACATGAACCCAATCACTAATGTTGATTTGGAAGATTTCAATCCTGAGATCCTAGACCCAAACTATCTAATCACAACCAGTGTTGTAACTCATAGAGCCATTCACTATGGTGATGAGAATCAAATCCCAAGGCTATCACATGATCGCCGACCAGGAGATACTAAGTTGTGGTAGCATCTTACAAAGGAGAAACAGTATGGCTAGAAAGAGAAAGAACGATGGCTGGTTTGGTGAAGAAGCCGACGGTGAATCTTTCGACGAAAGTGAACTTGAACCAGTTGCTGAGTTTGCTGAAGAAGACATGGAAGAATTCGGTGAACTTTTCGATGAGGTTGAAGTTGAACCAGAAGTCGAGATCGAACCAGAACCAGCAGCAAAGCAGAGTACTCAAAATGGCATTGGTCGCTTAAAAGTGACCTCGTTGCGTGCTTGGGTCTATCCCGAACCGGACATCTTTACAGAACCGGTCGGTGGTGTAGCCCGCGGAAACTTGATCGTGTTGCTCGACGCCAACCCGCTGATCGATGCCGATGGTAAACGACAGTGGTATGAAGTCGAGATACGAAGAGTTGAAGGGCCAATCCACGGTTACATCGAGACCACTCGAGTTATGGAGATACGGTAACGATGGCACTAGACCCCTCAGCATTGGACAACATTTTGGAAACGGTAAAGTCTGGGATAGGAATCCAACCTTCAGACACAACGTTTGATGGTCCATTGACGAACCACATTAATGGCGCTCTTCAGATCGTCAATCAAATGGGATTGGGCGATTCTACAGTTCGCGTTAGTGTTGATGGTTCTGAGCTGTGGAGTCAATTCCTACCAGATGGCAACGATGAGCTTTATGCTCTAGCCAAATCATATGTGATTCTCAAAGTTCAATCCATGTTTGATCCTCCTACATCTGGCATCGTTACTGGTGCAATGGAGAAGCTACTCGATGAAGCAGCATCACGATTGATCTATGAGATTGAATCCCAAACTATTTAGGAGAACACTATGAACGAGTTTAATGATTTAGAAGAACTTAAACACTTCGGCGTCAAAGGTATGCGGTGGGGCGTTAGAAAGAAGGGCGAAACCGGATCAAATAAGACCAGCAAAAGTCCCGGCCGAATTGCACTTTACCGAAAGTATGGTGCCGAAAACAGATTGGCGTTCGGAAAGCAAATGGTTGCCTTAGCTGCGCCAAAGAAACTAAGTTCTATCCCAGACGCCAAGATTCAGAAGGCGGTTGATAGGACTGCCGCGGTTCTAACAGTTTTGTCTGTCGTCCAGATGGCATATTTGTTAAAGAACCCTTAGGAGGACACACCTATGACTAATAACCTAAAGCATTACGGTATCAAAGGAATGCAATGGGGTGTCCGAAGGAAACGCAGTAGCAAAACCGGTCGTGTGGAAAGCGAGGATAGCAGATCAGCGAAGAGTCTTCGAAAGAAGAAACTTAGCGAAATGTCTAACGATGAACTTCGTAAGTTAAATACTCGATTGCAACTAGAAAGACAGTATAAGGATTTGACCAAGAAAGACACATCAAAGGCTCAGAAGTTTGTGAGTGATGTTCTTAGAGAATCTGGTAAGAACTTGGCATCTAAGTATGTTAAGGACGCTGGTGAAACGGTCATTAATAACCTTATCAATGTTGCAAAAGAGTCAAAAACAAATCCCTCCCCAACGGTGCCTTTCCGATCTACATCTTCTATTAAGATTAAGAAGAAACCGTAAAGGCTTTTGCTATGGCTCTTTCGAATACAGCAACCCCACGTTACTACGGAGAGTTTAGAGACCGTGTTATTCGTGGTGAGATTCCGGTTAGCAAGGAAATTTCCTTGGAGATGAATCGCATTGATGCGTTAATCGCTAACCCGGAAATTTACTATGACATCGACGCGGTTGAAGGATTCATTCTCTTTGCTGAGAGTGAGCTAACTCTTACCGACGGTAGTGATTTAAAACTATTACCCACGTTCAAACTCTGGGCGGAACAGATTTTCGGCTGGTACTACTTCGTAGAGCGGTCGATATTTGAACCGGATCCAAGAGGCCACGGTGGTCGCTATGTACGAAAGACTATAAAGAAACGTTTGATTAACAAACAGTATCTTATAGTTGCTCGTGGCGCTGCTAAATCTATGTATGGCGCTGTAATTCAAAGTTATTTTCTTAACATTGATAAGACAACCACGCATCAGATTACAACAGCTCCCACGATGAAGCAGGCAGAAGAAATTCTGTCGCCAATTCGTACCGCGATTACGCGCGCACGCGGGCCATTGTTTGCATTCCTTACCGAAGGATCTCTACAAAACACAACGGGATCTCGATTCAAAAGAGCCAAGTTGGCATCAACAAAGAAAGGTATTGAAAACTTCTTAACTGGATCTCTCTTAGAGATCAGACCAATGTCAATCGCTAAGCTACAAGGTCTTAGGACTAAGGTTGCTACAGTTGACGAATGGTTATCTGGTGACACTCGAGAGGATGTCGTCGGTGCAATTGAGCAGGGATCGTCTAAAGTAGATGATTACCTGATCGTTGCGATCAGTTCGGAAGGTACAGTACGTAACAGTGTTGGTGATGACATAAAGATGGAGCTTTTGGACATCTTGAAGGGAGAATACCTAAACCCTCACGTATCCATATTTTACTATCGCTTAGACTCAATCGATGAAGTTAATAATCCAGAAATGTGGTTAAAAGCGAACCCAAATCTTGGTGTTACAGTCTCATATGAGACTTATCAGTTAGATGTGGAGCGTGCAGAGGCTGCGCCAGCAACAAGAAACGATATTCTGGCGAAACGGTTTGGTATACCTATGGAAGGATATACGTATTTCTTCACATACGAAGAGACTCTACCTCACAAACGACGTGATTACTGGGGTCTTGCGTGTGCGTTGGGTGCCGACCTTTCACAAGGCGACGACTTTTGCGCATTTACATTCTTATTTCCTCTTCCTGATGGAAATTTCGGTATAAAAACTAGATGTTATATTACCGAGTTAACACTCATGAAGCTACCGCAATCAATGCGTATGAAGTACGACGAATTCCTAGCCGAGGGGAGCCTCCAAGTGCTAGATGGAACCGTTCTCGACATGGATGAAGTCTATGATGATGTTGAGAACCATATTTTGGCTAATCAGTATGACGTTCGAACTCTTGGTTATGATCCTTATAACGCCAGAGAGTTTGTTGAGCGTTGGGAAAGAGAGAACGGTCCATATGGAATCGAAAAGGTCATTCAGGGAGCAAAATCTGAATCAGTTCCTCTTGGGGAACTAAAGATCCTTTCGGAAGAAGGAATGCTGCTCTTTGATGAGGAACTAATGTCTTGGTCTATGGGTAATGCAATTACCATGGAAGATACCAATGGCAATAGGAAACTATTAAAGAAACGCTATGAAGCCAAAATCGACGCCGTTGCAGCCATGATGGATGCTTATATCTCATACAAGGCAAACAAGGAAGCGTACGAATAGCATAAAGGAGAGTCGAATGGTCGATGACCTTTTACAAAAGAACGAAAAATTTACAATGCGTGATTCGTTAAACGATGAGGATGTTGAGATTCAACTCGACCCAAAAACCAGATCGCAAGTGTTTACAACCTTTGAACATCATGAGCTTCATGAAGCTGACTTGTTTAGAGCGCATCTTTTAAAGGACATTCCTAACGGATTGAACTTTGATATTGGTATTATTACCGATGATGAAGAAGCAACTCTTAAAGAAGTTCACTTTAGATTTGCGGTTGGTGTTGAGGGTGAAGCGCTTGTTAGTTTTTATGAGTTAGTGAGTTCGTTTTCTGGTGGCACACCGGTTTTGGCACACTGTGCTAATCGCGTAGTTGCCAATACAGCATTTACAACTTTCCTAGCCGATCCAACCGTAACACTTGGTACTCCAGTTTTATTGATGCAAGATCATCTTGGTTCTGGGCATCAAGTTGGTGGATCTGTTAAGTCTGATAATGAGTGGATTCTAAAACGAAACGCTAATTATCTAATACGAATCACAAATTTGACCGCATTAGACAATTATGTTGATGCGGAACTTGTGTTCTACGAACACGAACCATATTTCTAAAGGAGGCTCTATGTGGCTGAACAAACACGTACCATAAGAAGTCGCATTAACAACGCATGGAATGCCTTCTTGGATAGGAATGAACGAGATGAATACACATGGACCGTCGGCTCTAGTTATGGGTTTCCCTATCACAGGCCAACTCTAAGTATGGGCAACGAACAGTCGATTATTTCGGCTGTTTATAATCGATGTGCCATTGATGTCTCTCAACTTTCGATTAAACACGTTCGAACAGGCAAGAATGGTAATTTTGTCAGTGACATAGATTCCGGTCTAAACAGATGTCTGACCCTTTCGGCTAACTTAGATCAAGGTGGTCGGGCATTTATGCAAGATGTCGTAATTTCGATGTTTGATGAAGGTGTTGTTGCTATTGTACCAGTTGATACCACAGTTGACATTAATGATACGATGTCGTTTGACATCTTATCGCTGCGAACTGGTAGGATTATCGAATGGTTCCCGCAAAAGGTACGAGTTGAACTCTACAACGATAGAACTGGTATGAAGGAACGTATCATACTTCCTAAGGATCGTATTGCTATCGTTGAGAATCCGCTTTACGCGGTAATGAATGAGCCGAACTCGACTCTAAAGCGATTAGTTAACAAACTTAACCTTCTTGACGCAATTGACGAACAGTCTGGATCTGGTCGTTTAGATCTGATTATTCAATTACCATATGTCATCAAAAGCGATCAGCGCCGGGAGATGGCGGAGAAACGTTTAGCCGCCCTTGAGGCTCAACTCAAAGACTCCAAACACGGTGTTGCCTATGCTGATGGAACGGAGAAAGTCATTCAGTTAAACCGACCAGCCGAAAACAACCTGATGGGTCAGATAGAATTCCTTACGAGCATGCTATATAGCCAGTTGGGCATGTCAGACGCCATCTTCAGTGGGACGGCTAGTCCGGAAGAGTTCCTCAACTACTATAACCGTACGGTAGAACCAATTGCCGGTGCCATTGCTCAGGAGATTAAGCGTAAGTTCCTTACTCCTACCGCGATTGCACAGGGTCAATCTATTATACACTATAGGAACCCACTGGGTCTCATGACTGCTACTGAGTTAGCCGAGATAGCAGACAAGTTTACGAGGAATGAGATTCTATCCAGTAATGAAGTCAGAGCTCTAATTGGCTTAGAACCAAGTTCACAGCCTGGAGCCGACGAACTGAGGAACAAGAACTTGAATGTTCCTGACGAGAAAATTCCAACAAAGGAGAACAATCAAAATGACAGCGAATCAGAGTAATTCTGTCAAGCCGGGATTCGACTTTGGCGGTTGGGCTACGAAATACAACGTCAAATGCTCCGATGGTCGGACGATTGCGCCAAACGCTTTCGCTCATTCCAATGGCAGCAAGATCCCTCTGGTGTGGCAGCACTTACACGATGCTCCCGAGAACATTCTTGGACACGTAGTGCTTGAACACCGTGATGATGGCGTCTATGCCTGGGGTAAGTTTAACACAACCCCGACTGGCGAGATTGCCAAAGCGTTGGTTCATGGCGGAGACATCGAGTATCTGTCTATTTATGCGAACCAACTTAACGAGCGGAACATGCTCGTGCATTCGGGCAACATCCGTGAGGTGAGCCTGGTTTTATCTGGTGCCAATCGCGGCGCCAAAATCGATCATCTTGCCCTTCAGCATGAAGATGGCAGCGAAGAACCGATCGAGGACGAGGCTATCATCTTTACTGAGGAGCAGATTAATCTTCCTGTCGTGGAACACGCGGATGGTGAAGAAGAGTCCAGCACCGAAGAGACAATTGGTGACATTTTGGCCACCTTGTCCGAAAAGCAGAAGACTGCGGTCTATGCTATCATCGCCGAAGCCATTGATGGCGGCGACCTATCTCAATCCGAAGAAGGAGACGAACAAATGAAACAAAATGTATTTGATGCACCGGCCGAGGAGAAAGTCCTGTCTCATAAGGAACAGGCTGAACTGTTCTCAACCGCTGTTGCTGCTGCAAAGTCGGGAAATGGCTCGCTTCGCGACGCTGTTCTCGCACACGCTGGTACCTATGGTATCGACGACATCGGGTATCTGTTCCCCGACAACAAACCTGTCCGCCCCGAACCCGACTGGTATTCGCGGGACATGGGCTGGGTTGGAGCATGGATGGGTGGCGTTAGCCATACCCCCTTCTCCCGCCTGAAGTCCCTGTATGCCGACATCACCGCTGACGAAGCACGGGCAAAAGGTTACACCACTGGTGATCAGAAGCTTACCGAGGTGTTCGCCGTTCTGAAGCGGACTACGGATCCACAGACCATCTACAAGCTGCAGAAGCTTGACCGCGATGACATCGTGGACATCACCGACTTCAATGTCGTGAACTGGATCAAGAATGAAATGCGCATGATGCTGAATGAGGAAATTGCTCGCGCATGCCTCGTTGGCGACGGCCGCACCTTTGGTGTTGACGATGACGCTATCGATCCGACGAAAGTCCGCCCGATCCTGACTGACGATGCGATCTACTCGCACAAGGTCTCCCTGGCCGTGACCGTGACTGATCCCGCTGATATCATCGACGATATTATCCAGGCCCGTGTTAACTATAAGGGTTCCGGTTCGCCGAAACTCTTCATGAGCAACACCTGGATCACCGCTTTCCGCCTGCTGAAGGATACCACTGGTCGTCGCATTTATCGCACGTTGGCCGAACTGGCTGCCGAGCTGAATGTGTCCGAGATCGTGGAAGTTGAGGTTCTGGAAGGCGTGCAGCGCGATGACGCAGCCCCCTTTACCGCTGATCTGATCGGTATCATGGTTAACCCGCGTGACTACACCATTGGTGCAGACAAGGGTGGTGCCGTAACGATGTTTGACGATTTCGATATCGATTACAATAAGTACTCCTACCTGATCGAGACCCGGATCTCCGGTGCCTTGACCCGCCCGAAATCAGCCCTGGTCATCGAGCGCAAGACTGCTTAATTGTAGCGATATTTGATCATGGCAAAGTTTCACGGGTTTATCGGATTTAGCACTTTTATCGAAACGGCTGCTGGTGTTTATGAGGCAACGTTTACAGAAAAAGAGTATACC